AACTTCGTATTTCTTGCGCGCTTCCTCGACCACCGCGCCTTTCAGAAGGGTTTGATACTGCGACTCGTAAGTCACCGCCATCTGGGGGTCGTCCGCGATCTTGCCAAAATTGCGCTGGAAGCCGCTGATGTAAATCATCGACGCCATGACGAGGAGGTCAGGCAGATAAAGGCTGATGAACGTCGTCGTGTTCGAAGCGGAGAGGGTTGCCGGGCGCACCATGCCGACGATCTCAACCCGGTAGTTGGCGTCTGGAAACGGCCCAACAAGAAAAAGGTTGTCATTGAAGGGCGCGAAGTATTTCGGAAGCCCGGCGCTCGATGGCGACCCGTAAACAGCGTCAAGAAATTCCTTTGTTGTCGGCAAAAGAGGATTTCTTGTCCCGGCCTCCGGGTTTGTCACACCCGCTGGCGTGATGACGTTGATTTGCTCGCTGACGACAAACGTCCCTTGAGGGATCGAAATCTGCCGGTTTCCCGACGTAAGCGAATAGTTGGAGTTCGATTCAGACGCGAAAAGAAAATCCACATCTCTGCAGATGCGCAATTCTGCATAATCGATCATCATCGGCAGGATCGTCAGGAAGTTCGGGTCAGTCTCCCCGACGACCGCCAGCGTGGCAATCTGAGTCTTGTAGGTCGCGTACGTGAGGCCGGTGGGCATGCTTCTTCCCCCAAAACAGGCCTAATTTACACAATCAGCCCCGATCACACCATGCTTTTTGACGAGCGTTGTTGAGCTTGACGCCCTCAATGGTCTGAGGTGTGTCCTTCGACGACCAAGAGATAGGCTTCCAGACGAGACACTCAGTCCCGCCTGTGCCCGTCGTCATGGAGCAGCTCGCCGCGAGCAATCCGTTCACGCCCACGAGCGTCAGCTTCAAGAGACGCCCGCAAGCGTACGATGGCTTCATGATCCAGCTCCGCTTTTAATTCGGCAGCACCCTTGCGCTCCGCCAGCCAGATGACGCCAGCGAACACGCCAACAATGGCGAAAATGGCCCCACCGATGGCGATCGCCTCGATCATTTCACGGCCTTGCGCGATGCGTAGATGGTCCAGCCGGTCGTGCCGAGCGTCAGGATCGCGCCGGACAGGGCGGCCCAGTTCTCCTCGCCGACGTAGCGGGTGGCGACGACCGCACCAATGACCTGAAGCGCGGTGCGGAACAGGCGTTCGAACATGTCTTTATCCATGACTTTCTCCTCACCAGTATTTCGGAAGGTCGCGGATGACGCCGCAACCGGACAGGGCAAACGCCAATAATAGAGCAAAAATCTTCATACGGGAAATCCTTGCTTCTTGGCCCACGGGATTGCGTCAAACGACGGACACGCCTTGTTGACCTTCGGGAAGTCCCGGTGGCCGCGCACCTTCGCTCCCGGATAGCGCACGCAAAGCTGCGTCAGCAGCGCGCACAGGGCGTTGAACTGCTCCTTCGTGAAGTTGTTCTCGGCTTTCGTGAAATCCTTCTGGTTGACGCCGCCAACCATGCAGACGCCGACGCTGGTGGCGTTGAACCCGGCGACATGCGCGCCAATGGCGTCGACCGGGCGGCCCTTTTCAATCTTGCCGTCGCGCCGGATGACGAAGTGGTAGCCGATGTCGGACCAGCCCTGCGCCTTGTGCCACTGTCGGATCTCTTTCACGCCGACATCCATCGCCGGTCGCGTTGCGCTGCAGTGAATGGCGATCCAGTTGGTGCTTTTGCGTGTGTCGGTCATGTCAATAATCCCACTCAATAACAAGCGCGCCGTTCGCGCCTGCGCCGCCAACAAAAGCATTTACACCGCCCGCCCCACCTGCTCCTACCGAATAGCTGATCGAATCGCCGGGGTTTAGGACACCTAATGCGTAAACCTTTTGAACGAAGCCCGCGCCGCCGCCGCCGTTCATGGAATACTCACCGCTGCCGGTTAAGCCCGTAGCTCCTGACCCGCCACCACCGTAAGAGTTGCCGGGAGTGCCGTTCTTTCTTCCCGCTGTGAGCGGAATAACAGCCGTAGCGCCGCCGCCGAAAGCTGTTCCGCCCGCAGCACCGCCTTGCCCTACGTTAACCGCCTGAAATGCGTTGATCCCGCCAGAGGAGCCCGTCGTGTTCACATCGCCGCCCGACGCCGTGCCGCCTGCTGCTTGTGCTGAAGTTGGAAGCGGAGGAGCGGCGGCCCCTCCGTTGGCGGTCAGCCCGCTGAATGTGGTGGCTGTCCCGGCCAAACCTACCGTCCCGTTTGATGCGTTAGCAAGAGATCCCGTTCCGCCGCCTCCGCCACCCCACCCCCGCACGCGCAAGTTCTCGGTAAAATACGGGACAATAAACGTACCCGCGCCCGGCGTTGTTATAATTTGCGAGCCGGGATTTCTTCCGCCAATAAAAATGAATGACGGCATCAGGCAAGCGTCCTTGTCAACTTGATTGTAAAAGACAAAAACAAGCACGAAGAGTTGGCTGATATTGTTAAAACGATGTCGTCGCCAGCAACCACAGTGTTTGTGCTGGAATGCGTCTGAGACTGCTCGCTGGTTGATATACTATTTGCCGTGCCGCCGAGAGCAGTCGTATTAATTTTGAAAGTTGCAGTGGCCGTTCCGCTAGTGCATCGCGTGGTTGTTTCGTTGATTGTGCATCCGTAAGGGATATTGATGACAAGACGATAATCTTGATTTGCCACCGACGGGATAAGTCCTGCGATAAAATCTATCTGCGAAAAGCTAGGAGCTGTCGCTGCAGTCGTTTGCACTGTGTCGTCAGGAAACTTAAAACCGCCCGATAAACTTTCAATTTGTCCATTCGCCGCGATTGGGCCATCAAATGTCAAAACTCCACCGACATCAGACACCCCCGCATTGACAAGCTTAAAGCCGACGCCATCGCCAACCAAAAGCTCGCCATTTGCAGGCTTGCGCCCGAACTTAAGGCCCGAACCCCAGATTGTGACGTTGTCGTCGGCCATTATTTGTCGGCCTTGTTGTCGAGGCGGTCAAATATTTTTCCCAGCATTTCCTTGATCTCTCTCAGCCCCTCCGCAAACTCGTCCTTGCGGACGTAATTGCTTGGCAGATTGACCTCGATCTTCTGGATGTCCTCGCGCAGGAGTTTGACCGCGCCCCACAGCTCGCGGGCCGCCCAGCCTATCCCGCCAATGATGACGGCGAGGAGGCCGTTGATGATCGTCTGCAATTCCATTTCAGCACCCACCCTTACAAAGGTTTGACCATAAAAAGCGAAGCAATGATCGAAGGTATTCCGGGCCTCGTTGGCGTAACTTGAGGGCCTTCCGCGTGAAGCTGAACAGCCGTACTGGGGGATGACCAGCACAATTCGACATATTGACCGGCGGTTAGCTGAATCAGGAAATTCCACGCCGCGACCTGTTTTGCGTTTCCGCCAGTTAAAGCAATTCGCGTGTTAGTGTCGGAGACATTCGCCCCGTTGATTTGAAGCCAGACGTCAACATTGTCGCTGCCGCCGCTGGTCTTCTCAATTTGGGCCGAAAATTCAAAATTGTAGATGCCGGAATTGATGACAGCGATTTGCGAACCCGAGGCAACCGATACGCCATCGCTCAAAGTCGTGGTGTTGTAGGCAACTCTGTTGATCTGGTTAGCGCCAACGCTTGTTTGCGTCAGTGTGTTGTGAAAGGCCCCGTGAGCACCAAACTCTGACCCTAAAGCAAGATTGGCAATCTGTTGCGTCGTCACACGCACAGACGATCCCGCCTGCACGGCCTCGATCTGTTCGGTGCCATTGAGAGCGATGGCGGGCGTGAGGTTTGGGATCTGGACGTCGCTCATCGAAGCGGCCCCGTTTCTGGAATGGATGTGTTGTCGGGCGGCACGTTGACCGGGCCGTTGACGTTCGGGTCGGTGCCGGGGCGCTGGTTGAGGCCGCCCGGCGGCTCGCCAGTTTGCTGCGTGACGCGGGCGTCGTTGGCCTGCGTGATGCGCGTGTCGCCGCCCGGCACCGGAAGGCCCGTGCGCTGATCGACGGTGTCCTGACCGGAGGTGACGCGCGTGTTGCTCGCCGCCTGCGCGTAGTTTGGCACGCGCGGGTTCTGGATGGGCATCGGATCTGCGGGGATGATGATCGCGCGCAGCTGCGGCTGCGGGGTGTCGTAGCATGAATGGCAGACGAGGATGCGCTTGTTGATCAAGCTCGCACCGGCCCAATCCATCTGAAAGCGCAGGGTGCTGTGCGAATAAACAAATCCGCATCTATCACATTGACCCGCAGCTTGAGGGTTTCTGGAACTGACCCTCGCGCGACCCTGCTGACTAGCATACCCCATTGCTGCCCCCAGAATACGAGAACGTTAATCCAGAAACGGATTTACGCCCATTCTTTCCAAGACAAAGCTCAATCAAGGCACTTTTTGAAACATTGTATTCGCGAGCCGCCTCAGACGCACTGCTATATATCCGACCATCACTTAAACACACAACGTTCTTTGCCACTTTCTGAGGACCAAGATGGCGATGCTTTTCAAAATTATGAATGTTTCTTTTTGCGGCATCTGACAGCAATTTTTTGGTATCATCTGTGTGAGTTTTTCCAAGACGATATTTGTTCCCCAAATGGACTGCCCGGAGCTTATCTATTTCACCGCGAGTTCTAATCCTTCCGGGAGCCCCGCAGCCACCAGAAGTTGAATTGTATTGTGGTTTCATTTTTGAGATAAGAAAAACTTCAGCGGCCAGTGCGCTTGCGCAATTGTCGTGATGAGACAGCACTTCTATATCAAACGCTTCTTTGCCATATTTCCTAATGGCCCTATAAAATGCGCCATTGTGCGCACCTCTTTTGGCGGAGCTGATATGTTCGCTCCAACGCCTGCGAATATCAATCCGAGACGTGACGCCAATATATATCTTGCCGTTATTTTTATTGCGGACAACGTACACCAGTGCGGGTTTTTCTGCCTTTGAATTAATCCCCATCAGGCCCTCCAATATCCAGAGAGCGAGGGCGAGATGTACATATTGGAAGTTTCTACGTTCTGCGAGGCCGCGATCTGGTACGCCTCATCCGCCAGCGGCTTCATGATCGCCACCCGCTCCGGTGCCCAGACCATGGCGAGGCGCTGCGCGAGGCCGAAGGCGAGGGCCTCCATGAAGTAGTAGGGGATCTCGACCTGCTCGCCGTTCTGCAGATTGCTGTCCTGCACGCGGCGCACGCGATAATATTTCAAGTTCGTCTGGGAGCCGTCAGGGACGGGCCACAACGTAACCTCCGGAGAGAGCGTCCGGTCGAACCAGAAGACCGTCGGGAAGCCTTGCTGCTCCTTGTTGGGGTAGCTGGCGTACTCAGTGCGGCTGACCGGCGTAATGATACGGTCGATCGTGCTGGAGCCGGTCGTCGTCGAGATGTAGGCGTCCAGCATCACGATGGTGTCTGACGGCACGGAGTAGGTCGACGTCCCCTGAACCAAGGGGACGGTTTCCAGATCAACGCACCACAGGTTGACGCCCTGCGATGACCACCGCGACAGCATCATATTCGTCGCCATGCGGGCTGATTCAAAGTGCTCTTGAACCAGCGCCGCCGGGCGAACGCCAATGAGGTTAAACGCATATAAAACAATTTCACCAAGCGACGGCGAAAAATTGTATTGGTTAGACGTCGCCATTTTGTTTCTCCCGCCACCGCCGCCAGTATGCTTTCTTTCTTTCCGAAATCGCAAGTTTTTCTGGTTCGGTTAGCTTGCGGCCTACAATGACGCCGCCGCATTTTTCGCGCGTTTTAGCCCATCTCTCAATGGTTTTTTCTGACATTAGCTTGCGAGTTTCAAGCGAAATACTTCTCCCCTTTAAGGGGCTTGGGCGACCTTTTGTGGTTGAAGATTTTCCCTTTTTCGCCTGCGATATTTTTTGGCATGTCTCCGAAGACCGTTTACGACCTCGATGCCAACCCGAAGCTTTTTCCTGCTGTTCTTTTGTCAGTTTTGGCGCGCCACGTTTTTTGCCAATTTCTGACAGTTTTTTCTTTGTTTCATCAGAAAGTCGAAAACCAGAAACACCTTCCCCGCCGTCAGTCAAGTTTGTCAAATCAACGTCGCTGCTGCGCCAAAAAGCTATTCTTTCGCGCTCAAGCTCAAAAGCTTCTGGTTCAGATAGACCGGAAGCGACAATGCGAACCTCAAAAGCTGACCCTGTTCGGGACAGTTTGGCCACAATAGCTTGATGGTGTCGGTTACGATTTTTCGTGGAGTAGGCGCGACTCCCACGACCTTTGCCCACGTAAAAGCATTCATCGCGGTCAAGCCGCCAATGCTCATACACGTAAAAGATCGTCCTGCTGGTGGCCATCTACCGCTCCTCAGTCAATGCCGCCACTATAGCGAGAAGCGGCACACTCAGCCAGAAGATCATGGCTTGACCGGATCTGCCTTGACCGGCTCAACCGGCGTTGGCTCAACCGGCGTTGGCTCAACCGGCGTTGGCTCAACAACGTCAAGCACGGGCGGCACGGGCATGGGCGGGCTGATAGGCGTGATCGGCGGCACCTTGTCGGCGGCTGCGGCTGCGGCCTGCTGCTTGTCCCACTGGAACGCTTGATTGAGGATGTCGTTCATCACGGCTTCGGCGTAGGCCGTCAGGGCCTCCTCCGGGGTGGCGGGGCGGCTGACCCACGCCTGCTGCTCGATGTATTCGGGCGGGTCGTTCGGGTCGGGCTGGTCGGGGCTGTAGGCCGGGTTCGGAACCTTCTGCACGACGTTCTCGGTCACCGTGCCGTAAGGCGTTGCGGCCATGAGGTAGGCGACGACGCGCTCGCTGTCTGCGTCGGACAGCTCCATCTCAACGTCGAGCGTGAGGTTCGGGCTTTTGACGCCGTAGTCGATGATAGCCATTATTCAGTCTCCACTTCGGGCTTCGGCGCGTTGGCCTGAGCCACGGCCTTTTCCAGTTTGTCGATGATCGGCAGCGCCGCGCGTGCGCCTTGGATGCCGGAGGCTTTGACCGCTATTC